TTATTTAATAAATTATTTTATGTATAACTGAGGTTTGTTGTGAAAACAGCCCGTAGTGATTTGTTGAAAGATTGTCAAGAACACCATATATTACATTCTCAACATCATCTTTAGATTTGTGTTCGACTGGGAACTTGTTACGTAGTTCAGAATAAAAATCAGATTCTAAACCAAGTGTAGCATATTGATCATGCCATTCAACAATTACTTTATACATGGTTTTAAATTTTAAATTAATGCAATATCAAATAGAACTTATGTTGATGATTAGTAAACGGCAATACTATCTTCTTCTAAATTAACTAACCAAAATGTTAGAGTTATGGCAAATCAAAAACAATGGGACTTTGCGAAAAAAGTCTACCAAGCAGCAAAAGGTGGAGAAATCCATCCATTATTTGTAGCTGCCCAAGCAGTATTAGAAACTGGCTGGGGCAAATCAACTATTGGTGAGAATAATATCTTCGGTATTACCAAAGGTTCTTGGACTGGTCCTGTAGATATGGTACAAACTACAGAGTACTTTTCTACAAGTAATAAGGTATTCAAAGAACCAGATAGAATTCTCAGGAAAATTAAAATAGAGTCACGTAGGTGGAAGTATATAGTAATACGTGCTTTCCGTCATTATGAAACTCTAGAAGCTTGCTTAGAAGATCATCTGGCATTGTATAAAAAGCCAATGTATGCAGATGCTTGGGAATATAGGCAAGTACCTCTCATGTTTGCTTTGAAGATCTGCGATGATAATGGAGCAAAGTATGCTACTTCACCAGCTTATTATAAAAATCTCAGATCTTTGATTATTCAATTACGTACTAAAGAATCATGGTTAAACGATGAAAATAGTTGAAAATAAATTTATACCTTTCAAAGGTCATAGAGCTATCAATATATTTGGAGTAGTATTTACTAGGGATCTTGGTAATTTCTTGAGTAAAAAGTCACATGTAAGACATGAATATACTCATACACTTCAGTATAAGGAGTTATGGTATATTGGATTCTTACCTGTATACCTGTATTATTGGGTTAAAAATTTACTCAAAGGTATGTCACTTCACAAAGCTTATAGAAATATACCTTTAGAAATTGAAGCTTACCTTACAGAAAATACAGAATGGTATAACGACCATAGAGAAAAATTTGCGTGGAAAAAGTATATTAATTCTACTTACTGTTAATGAAAAAAACTAGAGTGTTAGGGGTTTGTGCAGGTGGAGGTTGCTTACTTTTACCTTTCCTGCACGACCCTCATTATAGAATATTGGGTAATATTGAACCAAGACCTGTCTTCCATACCAAAAAGGAGGAGAATTGGGTCTTAAATTTTGGTAAAATACCATTCAAAAAGGAGTTTTTTGACCTAAATAAGAGACCTAATATCATAGTTGGATCTCCAGATTGTGGTAGTTCTAGTACTATGAGACTCTCTAAAGTGAAAGAATTAGGTAACCCAGAGAAAAATAAGTCAATTAACCTTATGATTGAGGCAATTTTAACTTATAAACCAGAGGTTTTTCTCCTAGAAAACGTACCAAAGCTGATAAATCTGATGTCAAGAGAGTTCTGGATATCCACTTTTAAGAAGTATGATTTGGTATTTCATGTACATTCAATGGTAGATTTCGGTAATTCCCAGGCTTCAAGGAAAAGGTTACTCATAATAGGAGTTAAAAAAGGTAATTCTAAGTTTAAAATAGAAAGTTTTAAAAGTATTTTCCAAGTTAATACACCTAAAGTTACTAGAAATTTACTGGAGGCACCTTATTTTGAAGGAAATAATACTAATTATATGCCGCCAAAAAATAAAATATTGGCGATGTATGATTATAGGAAATTACCAGAGAAGAAAAACCTTACGGTTAAGATGGTACATTACCTTTGGAACCATGATTTCCTATGTGAAAAGAAATGGCCTATCAAAACTATGAAGATGCTTACTCTTCCAGGAGTATATAGATTAGAAAATGACTTACCTCCACTTACTGTAAGACCTGCAGATAGACAGTTTAGACCTGATGGTTGGCCTTTAGGGATAGATGATTTTAGGAATATAATGGGATTTCCTAAGGATTTTAAAATTTATTATGATGAAAAGGAGCCTATTTACTGGTTAAACAAGGCTAGGAATGTATTTGCTAAGGGCGCAGTTCACGAAACCGGAATTTGGTTTAAACGTTGTATTGAAAACCAATAAAGTCCCTTGCGTATACGTATAAAATAATTTCTATTATTTTTATCGCTACTAGCTAATAGCCAGGTTAATCCTTAATCCTTTAACCTTTAAGGAATTAGGTAGGTTTTTGCTAAAGCAAAAACAGTTCGAGTATACTAAAGTATACTCTCACTGCATACGTATACGCGTAAAGAGAGTGAGCTTTTTTGATAAGTAGAGTCTGAAAATAGTATATGAAGTTAACTTACCCCGGGATTTTATAAACCTAGAGTACTATTAGGTAATAAATTATCAATAAAACTTCATCAATCATGGACACCATTAAAGTTAAATTCCCTTTCAACAAGGAACTATCAAAGAAAACTTATAGCATACTTAACTTCATGTATGCTAAATTTATTAAACCGAACTTTAGAATTAAAAAGGTTCCAGAATTAACCACAAGAGTATGGGTTAAAGATAATAAACTAATTTTCAAAGTAGAGTTAGATCTTGATACTGTACATGTAAAAGATCGTGAAGAGATAGATAACTACTTAAATAAGTTAAAGAATGAAATGGAAGTTTAGTACATTCTTGTTACTTGGGATTACTATTATCCTTTGCTTTACCAATCTCAGGCAAAAGCAGGAGATCTCAAAACTTAATGCACAATCGAAAGTAGTAGGTAAAACTGATACAGTATATGTAAGCAAACCTTTTAAGGTAGAACCAGCTTTTAATATCCATCAGTTACCAAGATATGTTTTCTTTTACGGCAATGCTGGCAGTAATAAAACCGTAAGTAATGATGAAAATTTACTTCAATCCCGACAAGCTAGTAAAGAAGATTCTATCGTCCAGATTATCTTAGACCGAGATGATTTGTTTTTGAGTTTTAAAAACTCTCTTGACTCGTCATATTTTAAACTCGGTTATAAGCTTAATCTGGACGATTATAAGTATAATTGGGTAAATGGAAATATGACTGTTCAAAAAATTGGGCCTAGATTAAAGATTGTACCTTACCTATATACTAAATATAGGCCTATACATTCAATGGTAGATTTAGGTATTGGTTTAAATCTCAAGACTCAAAGGTTCCAATATAAACTTGGTATCAATGGATATTATTATCCGAGCCTAAAAAATAAAATAGGCATTGATCCAGAAAAACAAATCACCTACAACTTGAGTAAATAATGGCAAAGAAGATAGAAACTCCTAGTAACTTATCCAAAGAAGATCTAAAGAATTTGGCTAGAGTTGCAAATGATGTTTTTTTCTTCAGTACTTTCTGTTATGTAATACATCCGGTAAGGGGAAAAACTCACTTTTACCTCTACCCATACCAGAAGTCAGTATTATATCAGTTTGTTCTTCAGAGATTCAATATAATCCTGAAATTCCGACAAGCCGGGATCACAGAACTTATATCGATGTACTGCCTCTGGTTAGCCATGTTCCATGATAACAAGAAGATAAACATTATATCCATTAAAGATACCGTTGCTAAGAAAGTACTTCGGAAGATTAAGTACATGTACAAAAACCTTCCTTGGTATATGCAAACTCCAATTATCAATGGTCGAGCCGGAGAATATGGATCTGCCTCGGTTATGGAGTTTTCAAACGGTTCATTCATAGAGTCAATCCCAACTTCACCAGAGGCAGGACGTTCAGAGGCCCTTACCCTTCTGGTTATTGATGAGGCCGCAATGGTACGATGGGCAGGTCAAATCTGGGCAGCAGCACTGCCAACGCTATCCACAGGTGGATCTGCAATAGTAAACAGTACCCCTCTTGGGATGGGTAATTTTTACCACTCTACATGGGTAGATGCTATGGCTCATGCAAATGAGTTTAATCCTCTTCGGTTATATTGGAGAATGCACCCCGAACGGGACGATAAATGGTACCAGACAATGTCCAAGAATTTGGGAGCACGAAGAACGGCGCAAGAGATAGACGGAGACTTCCTTGGATCAGGTAATACAGTCTTTGATTTGACCGATATCAAGGCAATAGAAGATTGTTTAACAGATTATCCAGCCATAGTTAAACGCCTAAACGGGCAATATAGGCAATTTAATAAGCCTTTACGGGACCAAGAATATTTCATTGGTGCTGATGTTGCAACTGGGCGTAGTACCGACTATTCATCGTTTACCTGTATGGATAAAGCTGGAGAAGAGCAGGTAGTATATAAGGGTAAAATCCCTGTCGACAAGTATGCCCAATTATTAGGGGATACTGGGAAACTCTTTAACTATGCTGTAGTTGCTCCAGAATCCAATGATGTCGGTTTGGCAGTAACATCTAAATTACAGACCGAAGGATACCCTCGGCTGTATTACTATCAGAAAGTATTAAAGAAAAAAGGTAAGCATAAACCAGAAATGGATGTATCTCCTGGTTGGCTTACTACTACAAAAAACAGAACACTTATTATTGAGGGTTTAGAAGAGGATATTCGTGAAGATAACCTTATAATAAAAGACCCATTTTTTGTTCAGGAGGCTTATACCTTTATATATGATGCGTTAGGTAGACCAGTAGCTATGGGTAAGCATAAACTTAATTCCCAAGCTGCAGATGAGGGAGAAACCGATTTGGTTTATGCTGATGATGATATTTTTGGTAAAGCTATCTGCAATCATATTCGAAAGAGTAAATCAAACATAGTAGTACAACCAGCATGAATTTATTATTTTGGAAGAAGAAGAAACCGGATATACCTCCTCCTGAAATTAACCAAGAACCTAAATCAAATAAGGTAACTGGTATCTCTCCAGGTAGGGTTTCGGTCCCAGAAGATTCAACTGATTTTACTTCAACTCTTAAAGGTTTAACAGAAGTAGTTACACCTTCATTCAGAGTAGAGGTTATTCAGTTGATTCGTCGTTTGTATAAGGTAAATCCTGATATGTCTATAGCTATTCAGGAAACCTTTAAGTTAGCTAATACCGGTCATATGGTTACTTTCCCTAACAATACCGATCAGGAAGCCGAAAAGATGATACAACATCTAAAAAAGGCTACTCAAAAATGGTCTAGGTATACTGCAGGTATAGATGGGTTAGTAAACAAAATGATAGTTCAACTTTGCGTTGGAGGAGCTATTTCTATAGAAGGAGTACCAGATAACGATCTCAATGGGTTGGCTACTATCTTATTCATCAAACCTGATAATATAAGGTTTAAGAGGGAGAATAACGGTGTATACCAACCATATCAACGTAATGAGAATTTCATGGTAAAAAACCAGGATTACATAAAACTTAATACTGAAACTTATGTATATGCTGGTATGTATAATGATACTGATGAACCTTACGGAATGCCACCTTTCATGAGTTCTCTGGATTCTATAAAAGGTCAACATGATATGATGACTAATTTTAAGAATATCATGGAACAGATGGGTTTCTTAGGTTTCCTTACTGCTAAGATGGCTAAACCAGATCAGCAGGCTAATGAGGGTGTAAAAGCTTACCAATCTAGGCTTACTAACACCCTTAATCAATTAAAGAGGAATCTTAAAGACGGTATGAAAGACGGTTTAGTAGTAGGTTATATTGATGACCATGAATTCGAGATGCAATCTACTACTAAAGATTTGGGTAGTGCAGATAAGCTCTGGAATCTTAATCAACAGAGAGTTGCAAATGGCCTTGGTATTAATGGTAATATTATCGGAGTAAGCGGTACTACTTCTGAAGGTGGTATGGGTATCATCCTTTCTAAGATGATATCTCAGCTCCGTAATATCCAAACTATGATATCATATATTCTCGAATTCCTTTATAATTTAGAGCTTCGTTTAGCTGGCTTTAATAATAAGGGTATAAGAATTACTTGGTCAACCTCTACTATTGCAGATGATGTCAAGGTACAGCAAGCTTTACAGTATAAGATAGCTAATCTTAATGCTTTGTACCGTGATGGTATAATTAGTCAAGATCAGTATGCTTGGGAAATGGGTTATGATTCTCCAGATCAATCAGAGCCAAGAGTTGATCCAGAAGATCAGGCTGGAGTGAAGGATAATAATTATGAAGGAGGTACTCCAGAGAAGAAACGGAAAGACCAAGATAATGAGAACAAATCTGCTCGTAGGTCTAGGGATAAAGCTAAGACTACACCAAAACGTCAGGATCAAAAAACAAATCCAAGATAATGCCACCGATTATTAAATTAAATCAGAACAAACCCCACTTGGACCAAATGACTATTGGTCAGGGGCATACTATTCTTGCAGGTTATGTACCGGAGCAGGTAGGAGCTCAGGCTTTTTCTGAGAACTACTATGAATGGGCTAAGCCTACCAAGGAATCAGTTCAACAGCTTGGGTTATTTGGAGGTAATATTAATTATCATACTTATTACCCGGAGCTACAAGAGGAAGATTTAAAACCAAAGGATAATGAATTTATAGAGCCTGTATTTAGACTCTTGTCGGCAACCATAGTAAGTAAAAATTGTATGCCTACAGACTTTTCTGCTCCTGGAGTTTTAAAATCTTCTATGAAATATATGCTTGGCCAAACAGTTAATTGTGATCATGAGACTGATATTGGTAATGCTATAGGTGCTGTATCTAAAGTTATGTGGCAGGAAGCTTATAAAGATGGTAACATCTTTATTCCTGCAGGTGTGAATGGAGTACTTAAGATAGACGGTAAAGCTAATCCTAGAATTGCTAGAGGTATTCTTATGGATCCACCTTCTATTCATAGTAACTCTGTTACTGTACAGTTCCAATGGGATAAATCACACCCAGAACTTTCTGATCAGGAATTCTGGGATAAACTTGGTACCTATGACTCTAAAGGTAATATGGTACGAAGAATGGTTACCGGTATAGTAAGGTATTTGGAAACCTCTTTGGTATCACATGGTGCAGATTCCTATGCTCAGAAGGTTGGTGCTGATGGCAAAATAGTAAATCCTGGTTTTGCAAATCGTACTTGGAATTCTTTCTCTGAATATCAAAAAGAAGAGCCTAAGGTATATTTTTTCCAGGATTTAAAAGAATTAAATGAGAAAGACGATACTCAAGTCCAATTTAATAACAACCCAAATAACAATTGTACAATGAATCAGGAACTTAAAGAATTTCTTGAGAAGCTCTTTGGTGAAAACATGTTGCAGTTAGCCGAGGGTCAGGAAGCTAGCGTAGAGTTAGCCCTCCAGATGGTTGGTAATACTCTTAAAGAGGTTGCTACTTACAAGGCTCAGATTGCTACTAAGGACACCGAGATATCTTCTCTTCAGGCATCCGTTGCTCAGAAGGACACGGAGATTGCTAATTTAAATGAGATGGCAACTGTTGGTAAGAATCACATTGCTTCTCTACGTGAGTCGACTATAGCAACCTATAAGAAGGTTGCTGGTGAAAATGCTGATGAGTCTATTATCTCTATGCTTCAGGCTGAAACTACAGGTCTTCAGACTTTAATTTCTTTGAAGAAGGATTATGAGATTCGTCTCGAGGAGAAATTCCCTATGCACTGCGCTGATTGTGGTTCACACAATGTAAATCGAGCCTCTTCTACTGCTGAGCCTAATCAGGAGGATACTACTAAGAACAGCGAGAATAAGCCTAGTTCTACCGATAGTGCTATGGCAAATCTTTATCAGAGTAAAATTCATTAATCATTATTAAATTTTCTGTAATATGGATATTATGCAGACAAGAGAGGGTAAGCTTACACTCTATGGAGGTAAGACCCCTCGGGTCGTGATCTACAAACACGAATCCCACAAATTACATCAGGCATTTAACGTGGCTGATAATGTAAAGATCGTTCAGGGTATGCCTGTAGCTTTAAATAGTGCTGGTAAGCTTATTGCTTTCACTGGTGCTGAGGGTCAGGTATATCTTGGTGTAGCAGTAACTGATAACGTAACTCCTGCTTATGCAGGTCAGCGTGACTTCCCTGTTGAGGTTACTGTAGCAGTTGAGGGCTATGTTATTTGTAACTATGCTGCTAAAACTGCAATTACTCCTGGTTATGTAAGTGTGGATGGGACTCTCTATAATGATCGTTTCCCGAATGCTTCGGCTAGTAACACGGCCACTAATTTCATTGCACTGGCTTCTGCTGCTGCTCCTTCGTCTGGTGTTGCCGAGATTGTTCCAGTACTTATTCGTTAATTAAAATTAATATATAAACTTATGGCAGAAATTGATATTACAAAGATGCAGGCCAACGACTTTAAAAAGGAGTTTAAGGATATGGTCCTCTCACTTGAGAGTGCTCGTTCCGGTGGCCAGAATAAAAAGCCTGTAGATATTTCTTTCGAGGAATTAGTTAAGGCAAAGTGGGGTATTTCTATGGATGCCCTCAATGAGAAGATCGGATTTAACCCGAAGGTTGATACTATGCAGAATATCTTCGATATGCCTAATCAGGATATTCGTTGGATTGTTCCGGAGATTATTCGTGCAGCTATTACTACTGGTATGCGTGAGGCTCCGTTCTATCCTACCATCATCCAGGGTGATCAGCCTATCAACGGTTTGACTGCTATCCAGCCGTGGGTAAATATGTCAGATGCTGCTCCTGCTAAGATTAATGAGGCTGAGACTATTCCTCTGGGTACCGTTTCGTTCGGCCAGAAGAGTGTTACCCTCTTTAAGATTGGTAAGGGCTTTAAGCTTACCGATGAGGTTCGTAATTACGTTTCTCTCGATATTCTCGGTATCTATCTTCGTGATTTCGGTGTTCAGCTTGGTTATGCTCTTGATACACTTGCTCTTGAGACCCTGTTGAATGGTAATAAAGCTGATGGTTCTGAAGCTGCTGATGTAATTGGTGTTACTACTGCTAATACACTCACTTATAAGGATATGCTCCGTATCTGGATTCGTGGTGCTCGTATCGGTCGTAACTTTACCACTATGATTTCAGCTGAGGATATCGCTCTTAGCTTGCTTGATCTCGATGAATTCAAGAAGCGTAGTCAGGGTACTACTGAGGCAACCCTTAATCTTCATACTCCGGTTCCCAATACTGCTGATATGTGGATCCATCCTGGTATTCCTCAGAATGATATCGTAATGGTTGATCCTCGTGCAGCTTTGGTTAAGTTGACTGCTAAGCAGCTTATGCTTGAGTCGGAGCGAATCGTATCTAACCAGACCGAGGCAGTTTATGCTACTCTTACCACTGGTTTCTCTAAGGTATATAATGATTCAGTTATTATCCTTGACCAGTCCAAGGCATTCAGTACTTATGGATTCCCCGAGTATATGAATAAGGATCCGTATTACTTAGTAAATCTCGAGTAGTAGTTAGTAATTTCAATAATGGTTAGTAGGGTATAGGAAGCAGGCCCCTTCTAAAGGTCAACCGCTTTCCTATACCTGAATACCTACCACCTAAACTTAAAAGTATAAGATTATGGCAAAAACGTATTTTATTGCTCTGGGTTCGAGAGCAAATGGTTTCTATGATCAGATAACTGGTATCACAGTAGCTCGTGGTGAAAAGGTTGAGATCACAGAACGTCAGAAAGATACTAAGAAGATTCAAATGGCTCTGAATGCTGGAGCTCTTCAGTTGGTACAGCCAGATGTGAAAGTGAAGAATATCTCTGAATCAGAGGCCAAGAAGTTAGATAAGAAGATTCAGGAGAAACTTGGTAAGGGTGTTACCCTTGATAAGATTTGTTCTGACCTTACCATTGAACAGGCTAAAGCTCTTGCTGAGTTACATGAAATAGAGCTCAACAAAGAAGATACTGTTCAGAGTATTATGGAAGCAGTAGTTGACGATTATAACGAAGAGTAATTTATATGAACCTAGCTTTCGTATATGTTGCGAAAGGCTTGGAAGTTTCATTTAAGGTAGTTAGCAAAGTCCCGGCCAATGCAACAGTTGGTTGGGACTTTGGTGTGAGTGGGAGTTCCAGTGAAGATTTAAACCCCACTTTCACATATGAAAGTCCAGGTTATTATACCGTAACATTAACTGTAACCGAACCTGCTAAAGAAGAAGGCGGTGAACCCACTATATCTACTGTATCTCAGACGGTGATGGTTACCGATGTTGGTACTAAAACTCACCTGAATGACAGTATTTACAACTTGATAGATCTGTATATACCACCTAACTTAGTTAGTGATGGTATGACTCTGCAACAAAAAACTACCTATATTCAGAAATGGCAATTGTATTTAGGACCTCTAGTAGATCG